CATTATCGTTTGCTAAAAAACAACAATCAGATGATGATTATATTAAGATTTTATCTGCCAAATATTACTTAACTGATTTAGATAAAGTAATTGAACCATATGATTTAACATTAAATAATTTTTCATCACAAAAAAGGAAAGATTGGGCTAACAAAGTATACAGTCAAATGTTAGATAAATTTAGTCTGCAATTTGATAGATTTATGTTTTTAGCAGGTAATGCTTATACTGAGTATTTAATGAGTAAATTTAAATACAAAACTGATGTATTAGAAGGAATGCGTATTGGTGAACGTATGGCTTACTTAGATAAGTTCTATATAGTGACTAATAACGACAACTATGCAACTAAACATAATTTTGCCGTTATCAACAATGAGGGCCTATTAGAAGAATATGCTGAGGTAGGACCTAGAGGTGGAATTAAAGAATCACCCAAGGCACCTAAATCAAAAACTAAAAATCCAGATCCAAAAGGTGAAGGTACTGCTAAAGGAGATGCTTCAACATCACGTGGTGCTGAGGTAGATGCTACTACAGAAAAAACATTACAAGATAAAGCAGATGATTTTAATGAAAGATATAAAGACAAATTAGATTATGGTGTGACAGTAGGACAACTTAAATCCGTCTATCAACGTGGTTTAGGCGCCTATAACACATCTAGATCACCTTCTGTAGCAGCTGCTGGAGGAGCAAAACAATGGGCTTTAGCACGTGTTAATGCGTTTTTATATTTGGTAAAAGAAGGAAGACCACAAAATAAAAAATATACAACAGATTATGATTTATTACCTACAAAACATCCTAAACGTGAGAATTTTGAAAGTGATATAATCAATGAAATGATTAAAGACTCACTTAATATAAATGTATTTGGTTATCCAACAGAATATTTTTATATGTGTCCAGGAGCATTAACAACATTTAAACATTTAATATCAATGGAAGTAGACGAGGATACTAAAGGTATGATTCGTTCTGCTGCTCAAATTGCTGACAACGTATTTGATTTAGAGGAAGATGTAATTGAAGATAGCATTGCTACGCCTGAAGATGTTGAATTAGCTTCTATTTTAATTTCTGATTTTAAAGATTTGATTTTAGAAATTGATGAAATTACAGGTATGACTCACGATGTGTCTTATATGGACGGTCATTTAATTAAAATTAAATCATATTTGCCTACAGAGGATTTTGAAATTAATGTAGCTGGTTTACCTAACTATATTAATGAGGCATCTACTGGTGGTCGTAAACGTAATTTTGCTTCTGAATTAGCTGAAAAACAAATGCTAATTGGCCCATTAATGACTCCAGGTAAATTAATTCCTCGTGTTGATGAAAAAACAGGTGAGGAATATCAAGTATTTTTTAGTAAAGATACTATTGAAAAAATTGCCTATAAAATGATGAAAGATGGTTTAGCGGGTTCAGTTAACATTGAACACGATGGTGCTAATAAAGTTGATGATGTTTATTTAGTTGAAACTTGGTTAGTTAAAGATCCTGAAAAAGACAAATCATCATTATATGGTTTTTCATCTGTACCAGGTGAATGGTATGGTATATACAGGGTTGGTAATGGACGTGTTTGGAACGAATATATCAAAACAGGTAAAGTAAAAGGATTTAGTGTGGAAGGTTACTTTTATAACAACGTACTAACTAAAAAATAATATGCCTATACCAAAACGTGGTGCTGAACCAAAAGATGAATTTATAGCAAAATGTATTGCTAAATTACGTAAGGAATATCCTGTAAGACAAGCCGCTGCCATATGTTATGGAGAGGCTAAAAAATAAAAAAACAATATTTACCATATATTTATAAACAAATTAAACAATTATGAACAAAGAACAATTAAAAGAGTTAGTAAAAGCTCATTTTAACTTAGTTGAACATACCCCTAGTATTACTGAAGAAAAATTTGGAGAAATCTTTGATGAAAACAAAGCATTCAAAATTGTATTCCCAGGTGATAAGTTGAAGGTTGGAGACGAAGTTAAAGTAGTTACTGCTGAAGGCCAAGAAAGCCTTGCTCCCGATGGATACCACAAATTAGAAGATGGTACTACTATTAAAACTGAAGGTTCTTCAGTAGTTGAAATCGAATCTCCTGATGGTAAAAAAGAAGAAGAGATGGCTATGGAAGATGGTTTAGGTGTAATTGAAGACAAAGAAAAAATTGCTGCTGAAGCTGCTTTTGCTGCTAAAGAAGACATTTCTGAAGTACAAGGTACTACTCCTCAAAACGCCGTAACTGAAACTAATGTTCCAGTATCTGAATTAACAGGTCCTGTTGACACTGAATCTAAAGAGGAATTAAAGAAAGTAAAAGACGAAATGAAGTCAATGAAGGATGAAATGAAAGCCATGAAAGATAAATTCGAGGAATTCATGAAATCACCTGCTAAAGGTAAAACTATGATGTCTGCAGAAATTAAAGCAGATGCATTTGCAGGAGATTCACTCAAAGCCAAACAAATGAAAGTTATGGCTGAATTAATGAAAAACAAAGGAAAATAATATTTAAACTCAAAACAACTAAAACAATAAAATTATGTCATTAAACGTCGCCGCTCTAGCCGATTTCAACAACCAGATTGCTGGTGAGTTGATCATCAAAATGGTTTATGCTGGTTCAACTATGGAATATATCACCATCCAAGAGGGTGTAAAATACCAAGAGCCTATTAACCTATTCGAAGTTAGCCTTTACATGCAAAACGGTACTTGTGTATCTACAGCATCAGGTTCAGCTACATTCACCCAACGTACCATTGAAGTATGTCCTCGTACATCTTTCGATGCTTTATGTTTGAAAGACCTTGACAAGAAATACTTAGGTATCTCTGCTCTTGCTCCAGGTTCTTACAACGAAACTTTCGCATTAGCTACTCAGTACAGCGAATTGTTAGTAAACCAATTCCAAAAAGCAAACGACCAATTCTTGTGGCAGCAAGTTTCAGGTTCAGCTTCTACCTTCGGTGGAACTTGTGCTGTAAACGGTTTGAACGTAACTATCAGTTCTTCAACTGCTGGTGTTGTTCGTTTCCCATTCATCGCTGCTTCAGGTTCAGCTGCTAACATTTTGGCCACTATGGACGGAATGATCGCTACCTCAAGTGCTGATGTTGCTGACAGAGAAGATTTAACTTTCTTCATGAGTGTTACTTTATTCCGTAACTACTTGACTGCATTACGTACTGCAAACAATTTCTATTTTGATCCTGCTTCTGTAACTAACCGTCCTGGTTTGTACGAAATGAAGTACCCTTTCCAACCTAACGTAACCGTAGTAGGTACAATTGGTTTGCAAGGTGTAAATACTATTAAGTTTGGTCCTGCTAAACAGATTGTTGCTGGTACAGATTTATTGAGCGATTTCACTGAATTCCAATTGTGGTATGATATCAACACTGATACATTGCGTCACAGGATTTCTACTAAATTAGGTGTTAACATCGCTTATCCTGAATTCTGGGTTAGTGCTGAAGCCTAATCATTTGTTTAACAATTAAAAACTAGAAAGATAATATTATGCCATGCGCAATTACCTCCGGATTCCAACTAGGTTGTCGTGACAACACTGGTGGTATCAAAAATATTTACATCTTATCTGGTTCTATCTCTAGCATTTCTGGAAGCCAAGGTTTAATTACTTCGATTTCTGGTTCAGGTATCTACTATCAATTCCAATTATTCCGTCAAACGTCTAATTTCAGTGAAGAGATAGTAGCTACTCCTGAAAATGGTACAGTGGTTTACAACCAAACTTGTAACGCTGTATTCTTCAAAATGCAAACAGCAACTAGAAACCAAGTAAGAGTATTAGCTCAAAACCCTAACTTATCAATCGTTGTTGAAACCAACAATGGTAGTGAAAACGGAGCCGCTCGTTGGTTCTTGATGGGACAAGTTAACGGCGCTCAATTGTTGAGCGGTACCAGTGCTACTGGAACTGCATTCAGTGATTTGAACGGTTACAACTTAGTATTCTCAGGAAACGAACCAAATCCAGCATCTGAAATTAGTGGTTCAGCTACTTCATTCATTGGTTCTTTAAGTGGTATTACAATTACCTCTTATTCAGGATCTCTTTAATCTTAAAAAATAAACCAAATGGGGGTTGCGTATATGCGTTAACCCCCTACTTGGTTGAAAGTAAACTATGCTACAGTTAAATCGTTCCCAAGCAATTAATACCAATGCAGTTTACCCTGATGTAACTGCTTCTGTTGGTACTACTAGTGTATTACTTGAGTTTACTCAATCTTACGATTTTTCTAAAACTACAGGTATTACAGCATCATTAGCTAATAATCCTAGTTCTGTTAATCCTTGGTTAGTAATTCAATTAACAGGATCATCAGTACCAACTGCCTCAGGACAATACAATGTAAACATTTATCAGTTTTCTTTAAGTAGTGGTTCAACTACTTGGATACAAGCAACATCTTCATTTACAGAAGCAACTGGAAGATGGGGTGGTGGATCTATCATTGTAAAAGGTGCTTTACTATCAACTGAAAGAGCATATGTATCTGGTAGTAACGAATACACAATTACTCAATATTCATTACCGACAAACGGAGGTACTTATACTACCTATAATCATCCATAATAATGAGTGAAAATAAAAAATATACATTCAAAACAATCCCACGCAACAATAATACTAATCAAAAAATTAGTTTAGTTGAGCGTAAAAATCAATTCTATATCAGTTTTGGAGCGGATAATGGTTTCCCAAATAAATTAATTGATTTGATGAACTATTCATCAATTCACGGTACTTGCGTTAATGCAACAGTTGAAGCAATTATTGGTAATGGTTTGACAAGTAATAAACCAGAAACATTAGATTTTGCAAACTACGATAATGAATCGTGGAACGATATTTTTAAAAAAGTAGCTAAAGATTTAAAATTATTTGGTGGATTTGCTTTAGAAATTATTTGGTCTAAAGATAGAACAGCAATAGCAGAAGTATACCATATTGATTTTTCTTACTTACGTGCTAAAGAAAAGAATTTTAGAGGTAGAACACCTGGTTACTATATTTGGGATGAATGGAATGGTATTAGTTCATACGTTAACCAATCATTAGAAGATATTCCATTTTTACCTGTATATAATCCATTTACAAAGCAAGAGGAACCATCACAAATTTACGTTTACCAAGCATACCGTCCAGGTATGAAATACTATCCAGTACCTGATTATGTAGGTGCTTTAAAAGTAATTGAATTAGATGCCCAAATTGATAACTTCCACCTTAATAACATTAGTAATGGTGCTGTACCTAGTCTTGCTATTACTACATTCACTAATGCAAATGAGGAAGAAAGAGAAGCAATTGAGATAATGCTTCGTAACCAATATGGTGGAACAGAAAATGCTGGTAACTTAATTTATATGGACGTTGATAGTCCAGAAAATGCACCAGTCATAACCCCTATTGATTCAAATGGAACAGATGTTTACTATACGACTATAAACGACTTAGTAACGCAAAAAATATTAACTGCTCACCGTATTACCTCTCCTATGATGTTAGGTATTAAAACCGAAGGTCAATTAGGTGGTAGAGATGAAACAATGGATGCTTATTTATTGTTTACAAATACAGTAGTTAAACCATTCCAACAAGCAATTTTGGATTGTTTTGATGAAATTTTAAAAGTTAACTTTGGCAATGACTATATTTTAGGTGTTGAACAACTTAAATTATACAGCGACGGTAAAGAAGAAGTTGATGTAGTTACAGGACAAGAAGCCGAAGTAGGTGAAGATAATATACTTGAGGCAGAAATTGAACGTGCTGATAGAATAAATGACCCTAATATAAATCAAGCAGGACAAGAACAACCAATTAATTAATATAAAAATATACAACTATGGCAATCACCGTAATAAGCGGAACTACTCCCGCAAATACAGGACAATTAGCTACAACTGCTTCAGTCACTTTATCAAGTGCTAGTTTAGCTCCCTTAACACTAGAAATTTCAGGTTCATTCATATTGAATGGATATACTATTAGAACAACTGGAAGTACACCTCCAGAAAATACAAATACTACTATTTTCGTATCAACTGGTTCTAACTTTCAGAATACACTTGCTGCTATTAGAGATGCTATTAACACTACTGCTTCAGTTCAAAATAGTGCTACTACTTATCCTGCTTTACAAGGTATAACATCAATTACAGGTTCAAATACAATTACATTTAGAGAAGGAACCGTAGGTGATTATGTTTATCCTAACGTATTACAGGCCGCAAACTATGTAATATCAGGTAGTACAACTACTTTCTTCTCTGGTGCTACTTTAAGCGGACCAGCAGGTTCAGGTAAAGTAACTTCAGGCGGACCTTGGACTAGTGTTACAGCAACTGCTGATGCGCTTGTTACTTTATCAGGTAGTGTATTAGGAGAAGCTACTTTTACTTTAGGTACAGGAACTACTTTTACTACTGGAAGTGGATTAATTACAGCAATTACAGTTAACAACCCACAAGGTACTGTAGTAGCATCTTAACAAACTAAAAAACAAAGACAATGACTGATGTATTCATAATCAGTGAAGAAAACCTACGTCAATTCACTGACATTAATAATAACGTAGATAGTAAATTACTTAAGAACGCTGTTCGTGAGTCACAGGACATTGAAATTCAGCGCATTTTAGGTACTAAATTATACGATGCTATTTTAGATAAAATTAAAACTAATACCTTAGCAGGTGATTATCAAACATTAGTGTTAGATTGGGTACAAAATGCTTTATTATATGCTGCTTACTATTATGCTTTAGAGGACATTTATGTTCGTCCACGTAACAATGGTTTGTTGTCTCCTACAGGTGGTGAAAACAGTGAAAAAGTAGACGGTACTTGGTATAATCGTAAACGCCA